TTCAAACATTATTGAAGAAGACATTAATACTGTTTCAGGTGTTTCAGAATATGCGAGAGGCGCTATGCCTGAGATCCGTCGCACAGCGACGGAAGCATCTATTATCGCTGATGCTCAAAACGCTAGGGCTGCGGACAAACTTGCGATTGTTGAAATTTCTATTGGTCATGTAGCTCGACGTGTTTTGCAACTTATTCAAGAATTTATGACTGGTGAGGCTATGGCTAGAGTCGCTTTGAAAGGCGGCGAAAGTTTGTACGTTCCTTACACTCGTGAAGAGGTTTTAGGCGAGTACGATTTCTCAGTTGAGGGCGGTTCAACCCAACCTATTAACGACACGATTCGTAAACAGCAAGCGGTTTCTTTAATGAATGCCGTAGCCCCATTTGTGGGTTCTGTTATTGATCCTGCTGCATTAGCTATGCACATACTTGAGGAAGGGTTTGATATTAAAGACCCTGCCAAGTTTTTAATTCAGCAGCCTGCGACACCTCAGGAGCAGGAGATTGCGGGTGAGGTACCTGCGCCACCTCAGGGCGATGTTCCTATGCCGCAAGGGGTTGGGCCAGAGATGGCTATGGGGCCAATGACACCTGAGGGTGGTTCATTTGCTCCTACTGGTGGGGTCCCTCCTGAGCTGTTGTTGCAGTTACAAAATCAGATGGGTTTAGAATTACCTAACCTTTAATCCCCCATATGGGACACTTTATGGTGTGTAATAGGAGCAACCAATTTATAGGACTCCTTAGGAGGCGATAGTGCCCGAAGAAAACATAGAAACAACGGAACCCGCAATAGTGGACAATTCAGAAATTTCGATAGAAGAACCGATGGAACCTGGTGGTGATTACACCGTCAAGATTGATGGTGCGGAGCATCAGGTCACCCTTGAGGAACTTCAACATGGATATCAACGACAAGCGGATTACACCCGTAAGACGCAAGAGTTGGCTTCCGAACGTCAACGTTTGCAGCAAGCAGAGACTATTGTGAATGCTTTAGAAGCAGATCCGCAAGGGACTCTGGAAGCTTTAGGTGGTGCACTCGGTGTGCAGGGCAACCCTGGAACTCAAGACGATATGTCTTGGGAGGATGAGGACCCGACGACACAGCGTGTAGCGCAACTTGAAGCACAAGTTGCTCATCAAGCGAAGACGCATAGACAACAAGCTTTAGACAAAGAGGTAACAAGGCTTAAAGGGGTTTACGGCGAGTTTGATGAACGTGAGTTGTTTCAACATGCGTTAAATAACAAAATCGCTAACCTTGAAGCTGCTTACGCCCATAAGAATTTTGGCACTATGGCTAGTTACGCTGGTCAGTTACAGCGTGACGCTGATGCTTTAGACGCTAAAAGGAAAGGGGCACCCGTATCGGGCGGTAAATCCGTTCAGGAGGGTGCGTTGAGCACAGATTCAGGGAAAGCTCCTTCTTCGTTGCGTGAGGCTTTTGCTTTAGCTAAACAACAATTAGGCAACTAACCTTTTAAGGAGAAATTAAAATGGCAGCGGGAAACGCTAACTTTGACGAGATTCTCTCCACTACGTTAAACAACTATATACCTAAACTGACTGACAACATTTTCACAGCTAGACCTTTGTTCTACGCTTTGACAAATGGTCAGACAATTAGGCGTGTTTCGGGTGGTGCGAAGATCGTTGTTCCTCTAATTTATGGAACAAACTCAACTGCTGGTTCTTACTCAGGAACAGATACTATTTCCACTACAGCTCAGACTGGCATGACAGCCGCTGAGTTCGATTGGAAACAGTATGCTGCTACGGTAACAATCAACGGTCTTGAAGAAGCCAAAAACAATGGCGAAGCACAGATCATTGATCTGTTGGAAGGTAAAATCTTCCAAACACAGGAAACAATTATCGAAAACTTGAACACCATGCTTTTCGGTAATGGTACAGGTAACAGTAGCAAGGACATGCTTGGACTTGCAGCTTGCATCGGTTTAGGCAATGATGACGGTTCTGCCGCTTTTGCTGGTATTGATGCAACTGACTCAGACAACTCTTGGTGGAGATCACAAGTTTCTAACCAAGCTGGTGCAATAGATGTTGCTTCAATGGCTACCATGTACAACAACTGTTCCGTTGGTAACGATCAACCAACAATCATCGTAACTGGTCAAAGCCAGTACGAGGCTTACGAAGCTCTCCTTGATGGACAGATTCGTTACACAGATACCGATATGGCAGACGGAGGGTTCCAGAATCTTCTGTTCAAGGGATGCCCAATCACTTTTGATGGCACTCTTTCTGGTGAAGGAAAAATGTATTTCCTTAACACCAAGTATCTCCAGTTGGTAGCCCACAGCGACGTATGGTTCAAACCTACTCCGTTTGTGCGCCCAACCAACCAGGATGCTGTGTTCTCACAGATTCTCTGCTACGGAAACTTGACAGTGAGCAACCGTTCCCGTCAAGGATACATCTACGGTATAACACCTGCTTAATCATGGGTAGGGAATTTGCTTACGCATATAAGTCAGGGGCACGTCCAGCAGGTCAACCTAGATCTGATACTAATTTCCGTGACGCTTCCCCCCGCCCTGCGGCGGTGGGACCGAATAACAGAAATGTAACTCGTGTTAATGACACTGCGGTAACGCAAAAACCTATTTCTGAGAAGGTGAACAAGTGTAGTGCGCTGACTCGTAGCGGTGATCCCTGCAAAGGGCGACCCGTTACGGGCAGTGACCTATGCGTTTTCCACAAGGAATAAAATGCAAATTTCAGAAATGAGAACTTATATCCGTTCTGTGGTGGATATAGATTCGACAGACATTTCAGATGATACGTTGAATCGTTTTTTAGGTGAGGGTTATGACCGTATTGTTTACAGTCAGAAACGTTGGCCTTTTCTGGAAGTTTCAACAACTTTCACAACAGTAGGCGGTCAGAAAGATTACACGCTGGCTGCTGTGGGTGCGTCAGTTACTAACGGTTTACGTGAAGTAGCTGCGTTACGCACCGATGATCATGTCATTACTTATGTTGGTCGTGACGAAGGTGACGTGGTTTACCCATTGAATGTGGGTACTTCAGGTGACCCGTGGTGGTGGTCTTTTTGGGGTGACAACGTAAGGTTGTACCCGACTCCTTCATCTAACACGACAATAAATGTACGAGGTTATAAGGAAGCTGCGGCTTTCGGAGCGGGTTCTTCAGATGCTACTGAACCTTCGACTTTACCAACCCCTTTTCATATTGTTGTAGCTACTTACGGCATTTCGAGAGCTTATGAACAGCAAGAAGACCCTCAGATGGCTTCACAGTACATGGGTTTGTTTATGACAGAATTGCAAAATCTTAGGGAACGGTATGAGGACATGCCAGCTCCGCAACCTGTGAGGTTAAACAGTCGGAACGCAAGTCGTTGGCGTTCACAAGTTATTTTACCTAATCGGCTACGCTACTCTTGGGAGTAGCTGATGGCTTCAGCCGCACGTAAATCTAATTTTAAACTAACCGCTTTAGAGTCCTTTTCTGGCGGTCTTAACATGAGAGCCGACCAGTTCAATCTGGCTCCTAATGAATCCCCAGATTTGTTGAACGTCATTGTTGACCCTAGAGGTGGTATTAAGCAACGTGATGGTGTTGACCGTCGCAACAGCACCCCTTTATCAGCGGACGTTAAAGGAATGTGGGCTTTTCATTTGACTAGAGGCACAACAGCTTTAAGCACAGCTAACGCTGTAATGGTTAATTATGATACTAAAATAGGTTGGTCTACGGCAGATAACTTTAAAGAACTTACTGGTATGACAGCCAGAACTGCTGGTTCTAAAGTTTATGGCATAACAATGAACGACCTTATGTACGCTGTTTCTTACGATAAGCCTTCTTTCAAATGGGATGGTGTGTCAGGTGCTGGCGCAGCAGATTTAGGCACGACTTTGGATGGAACCACAGGTAACATGCCACAAGGCAAATATATTGCCATGTGGAACAATTTTGCTTGGGTGGCTCACACATACGAATCGGGCACTGCACACAGATCCAGGTTGCGTTGGTCTAAACAGAATGATCCTGAAAGTTGGGAAGCAGCAGATTATGTTGACATTGATGTCGGTGAACATGGTGATTATATAACTGGTTTAGCTGCTTATGGTGACAGGCTTGTTGTGTTTAAATCAAACAGCACTTACGCAGTTTTCGGTTTCGATTCTGATTCTTTTCAAGTTGTTTTACAGTCAGCTTCAGTGGGTATGACCCCTGATTCGACACCAGCGGTGTCACCTAACGGCGTGTTTTTTTGGGCTGCTCAAGAAGGAGTTTATTTATACAACGGGCAACAGTTCGTTTATTTGTTTACGAAACTGTTTCCTGGTATAACGCAAAACAAGATCACTTTTGATACTGCACCTGAGTTAGCTTGGGGTGACAACAGGGTTTATGTGTCTGTTGACTGGACTGAAGGGGCTACGACTACACGCAGAACTCTTATTTATGATCCAACTTTGGGTGAAGCTGGAGCTTGGGTTTTAACAGATATTGATGCAGGTCCCCTGCTTTCATACCGTCCACCTAATGAACGTGCAAAAGTCTTAGGGGGATGTGTTGCTAATACGGGGTCAGTTATTGATTTGGATGATGATTCTGACCGTATGACTGATAGATATACAGCTTCAACTGAAACTCACATAACTTCGTACTTTGTTACACCTTGGTTGGTGGGGAGCGATCCTATAACTAAGAAACGTTGGGGTAAACCAAGGTTTATTACGTTAGCTGATGAGACAATGACCATGAGTATCCAAGTTTACAAGGACTATGACAGGTCGGAAGTGGCTAAAACCATTCCGATTACAGTAACTGGTAGAGCTTCTTCATCTAAATGGGATACAGCCAAATGGAACGATTCTGACCCTGATTCTGCTTATTATGCAGCTTGGGATGCTGTGACAGCTTCTTTAACGGCAGATGTTATACGTTTACCTACACTTGGGACAGCGCAGTCTATATCCATGAAGGTTAATGGTCCAACTACTAACAAACATTGGGAGATAAACGCTATGGCGTTTACATACAATCCGAGAAGGTT